AATATAAAAGTGCTCAGAGGGTAATAGTGGTGTATCTGGTGTATCCGAAGAAGAATAATGTATATATATCAATACTTTAAGTACGTTTTTATGGTGTATCTATGGTGTATCCATGGTGTATCTGGGATACATCACTCTTGCGGAGCAGCTGTCAGTTGGTTAAAGGTGTATAGTCAAAGGTCTGAAATATCTATATAATTAAATTATGAACAAAAAACAAATTTACGTGGTAGACATGATAGATCGATTTGGTAAAGATAGAGTTGTGAGAGCTTTAACTAAAAGAAGATTTACAAATAGAAAAAAAGTTGAACAACGTAAAACAGGCCAAAAGCATATGGGTTTCAAAAAAGGTGGTTTAAATAAATAATGCCTGGTGGTTTAAAAAAGAAAGAACTCAGAACTGATTTAGATCTCACTCCAAAACAAAAAATGTTTGTTGAGATCCTCGTAAAAGATTGGGGATCTATTACACAACACGAAGCTTTAAAAAGAGCTGGTTACGATTGCAAAGATGAGAATAGTGCAAAATCAACTGCATCACAATTGTTATCAAGAAAAAACAGTCCTCATGTTGCAAAATATTTTGATAAAAGATTTCATCAAGAATTAAAAAAATACGAAGGTGACAACCTTAGAAGATTTAAAAGATTAGATAGAATTTCAGATAAAGCAGAAAAAGATAAACAGTATGCTGCTGCAATTAATGCTGAATATAGATCTGGTCAATTAGCTGGTGCTTACGTTGATAGAAAAGAAGTCAGAGTAAGTGGTTTGGAGGGTATGTCACGTGAAGAACTTGAAAGTAAACTTAAGGAGTTATCCGAAAAGATCGATGGGTACAACTCCAAAACAGTTGAAGCTGAAGTCACAGACGTTATTGAAAAAAGCTAGTTGGTCTGAGTTTATAAAATTGTTTAATCAAAAACATAACGCACTGCTTACGTCAGTTGGTGTGGTAGAGGTAAAGGTTGATGAGAAAAAAAATAGCAATTCCTAAAAAAACTAAAAGCGAAATAGAAAAATATCCTATGGTATCGGTAGAGTGGTTTGATATCGTCTCGGACAGTTCGTGGACTAGTTTTGATTCATTAAAAAAATCTAATTTGGCCACCTGCATCACCAAAGGTCATCTGTTAAGTCAATCAAAAGGTGTTACTAGAATCTTTGGAGATTACTCATTTTCAGACAATGGAAAAGATATTGAAAGTATTGGCAACACAACTATAATTCCTAACTCAGTCATTAAAGAAATAAAAAAGTTAAGTTAAAATATGTCAGGAAAAAATCCAGAAAGCAGGCTTTGGCAAAAGGTAAAGCTAGGACTTAACCAATGTTTCCTAACTCGCATAGAATCTAGCTCAATCAATGGTATTCCTGATGTACATGGTGTTCATAAACAAGGAGTATTTTGGATAGAACTTAAATCTGATAAATCAAATTATCCTAAACTAAATCGATGGCAAATTGTTTGGATTAACCGATATATAAAAGCTGGAGGAACTGTATTTATACTTCATGAAAACTTGGGTAAGACCCTCTCTGAAAGACGTCTTAAACTGTACAGACCGGTGTCCGTGTTCACTGATCCTCGTTCCCTCGTCTCGTTTGCCTCGTTCTCGTTCCCGTTACAATGGCCAACGGTCCAGCAGCGCATCCTTCAGGAGCTGGTGCAGCCCGATCCAGCACAGCAGGTGGCGTAAGCTCGTTCTCGTTTCCTGGCCACGTTACATTTACCTCTTAGTTAGCGTGGCCTGGTGACGGGACCAGCAGCAGGATCTCGTTCTCGTTCCAAAAAACAAACCTCGTCCTCGTTCTCGGACACTGGCTGACCCCCCGCAGCGTGATCCAGGAGCTGGTGCAGACTGGCGTCAGGAGAAACTTTTGCTTGACCTATATCCCATGATGTCGTATCGTTAGTTAAACAAAGGAGAAAGAATGGCAATAGATTTTGACGCTTTGGATCTCGTTCGAGGTGAGAACAAATCTCGTTCATACAACAAGAGAGTAGATGAGCTCCAGCAGCAGGTAACTAGTCTTCAGGAGCTGGTAGAAGCTGTGGTACGGGAACTACCAGATGACAAGAGGTGGTCGTTTGAAGAAAGATTACAAAAAATTAAAGAAAGGCCTTGACAGCTATCCCATCGCATCTTATATGTAGCTCGTTAACCAAAGGAGAGCTATGAATAAAAGAACACGAACCGTGAAGACTGGACCAGCAGCTGATGCTGCTCATTCAATTGACAAACCTGAAGAAGGAAAAGTATACGCGCTTACCGGTGGCCCCGGATCTCGCTGCATTGCGAATGGTAATACCTGGGCGGAGTCAGAGGTGAAGGAGGATGGACCTGCAGCTGGGGATGCAGCGTGAGTATTGCTGTCGTCTGGCTATGCCTTCTTTTCATGTTCCCAGGGCTCACATTAGCGGGCACTGGGATCCTGCTGCTCTCGCTCGTTGGAATGCTGTGATACCTACATGTCGTCTCGTTTGTAGAGCTGGACGTCCCTGCGCAGAGATTACTATGGAGTTTGGCACCCGTGCAGACGCACCTGCTGGTAAAAAGGTTAGGGTTTCTAGTTTAGAATAATTCTAAAAGATAATTGTTGCATTGATTAGTGGGATTTGATAAGAGGAAGAACAAACTAACAAATAGGAGAAAAGTTATGGGACTAGATCAACACGCACACCTTCGAGGTCAAAAAGTAGATTGGGAACAATACTATTCTGATGATGACTACGGAGATAAAGAAAATGTTTTTGTGTGGAGAAAACACGCAAGACTACAACAGTTCATGGCGAAGAAGTGGGACGAACAAAACGCACACCATGAACACGAGGGACACCTTTCACATTTAGGTTTTAATGGAGATTGTGAAGCCCCCTGCTATATGACCGAAGAAGTCGTCAAAGAGTTAGCCGAACAAATTCAAGAGGGCTTTAAAGATTATGTAGCCGAAGATGGTTTTTTCTGGGGACAACAGTTTCAAGAGGAGAGTGTCAAGGATTACAAAGAGCAGGACATCAAGTTCTTGAAGTTCTGTGAACAAGCTATCAACGATAAAAAGGTCGTTGAATATTGGTGCAGTTGGTAATGCCGAAAGATATTAAACGAGGCGACAATGTCGCCTCGCCTCGTTCTCGTAGTGGCAAGTTCGATAAGGATAAGAATAAACAATCTGGACAGCAGGCGCAGGACGAGTTCACCAATATGTTAGAAAAAATGTTTAGTACAATGAAAGCACAATTAGAGGTAGAGCCAAATGTTAATACCATTATTGATAGACTTAATAAAAAAGATAAAAAAAAGATGAATTAACTATTGCATAAGATTTAATAAGATATATAAGAATAGGGTATTCATAAGAATATATAACTTAACAAAGAGGTAAAAATGCAAAACGCAAAAAAGCTAAAGCAAGACGAAAAAAAAATAGTTCTTGCATACGCAACACTAAAGCTAAAAGCAAATAGACTTAACAAAGAGTTAGATAGTATGAAAGAACACGTTGTTAATCTATTTGATAGAACAAACCAAAATCTAGTTATTGTTCAAGACGAGCATGGAAATAGTTTTGGATTACAAAAGATTAACAGAGTTAGAAAATCTTTTGACAAAGATAAATTTAAACTAGCACATTTAGATTTATGGAATGAACACCAAAAACAAATTGCTTATTGTGAGTACAAAGCTATTGGCGAGGTATCAAATGCCCAATAATGATTTGATTAATATAGCTAATGTATTGAGTGAGAAATTAAACTCTAATGCACCTACTTCACTAGCTGACATGGTGGTGGACAATGGACAGAAGAAACAACTTAATTATGAAATAATGTTTCAACTGTTAATGGGCGAGTGTGAGAAGCACATACTTGAAAACGTTGGCAACCCAATCGTTGACGAGTTTAAGGACAATGTACTTAAGAAGTTTAGTACACTTGTTCAAGCAATACACAGCACAGAATAATAATAAACACATAACCAATGGCGTCTTAACTGACGCCATTGGTGTATCTAGCCTGTACCTATTACAAGGCTCATACCATTTACAAAACTACTTTTAATTTTTACAGCATCAGGTTTCGCGTTGCCAGGCTAGGTTTTAATGCGAAAGAGGTTTACAAAGCATAATACATTCATATACTAGGGTCCCAAACGGTATGAATATTGAAAACCTTACAGAAGAAGAAATAAAAGATATTATCCTCAAAAAACAATTAGAGTGGATCAAGTTATGCCAAGATAATTTTTTGGTTTTTGTTGAGGCTATGTGGGAAGATTTTATTTGTAGAAAGGACCCAAAGAATAAGGGGCACCATCAGATAATCGCTGAGTCTTTTCATGAAATTGCAGATGGTGATGCAAAGAGGCTCATCATCAATATGCCTCCTAGACATACTAAATCAGAATTTGCATCTTATTTATTTCCCGCTTGGTATATCGGAAAGTATCCAAAGAAAAAAATTATGCAGGTTTCACACAATGCTGAACTTGCATCTAGATTTGGAAGTAAGGTTCGTAACTTAATGGCTACCAAGGAGTATAAAGAAGTTTTTGGTAATGTTACTCTGAGAGAAGACAGTAAAGCAAAAGGCAGGTGGGAAACCAATCATGGTGGTGAATACTTTGCAGCGGGTGTTGGCGGATCTATCACAGGTCGAGGGGCCGATTTGCTTATCATTGATGATCCACATACTGAGCAAGACTCATTGTCGGATACTGCTATGGAACGTGCTTACGAATGGTACAGTTCAGGACCCAGACAACGTTTACAACCAGGAGGTAGGATTCTAGTTGTAATGACACGTTGGGCTACTGATGATTTAACAGGAAGGCTCATCCGTGCACAATCTGGTGTTAAATCAGATCAATGGAAAGTAATTTCTTTTCCTGCAATTCTAGATAACGATAAACCTGTATGGCCTGAGTATTGGTCAAAAGAAGACCTTGACGGTGTCAAAGCTTCTATCTCAGTTAAGAACTGGAACGCACAGTATATGCAGGACCCAACCTCAGAAGAAGGTGCAATCATTAAAAGGGAATGGTGGCAAGACTGGGATAAGGACTATCTTCCAAAACTACTACACGTCATACAATCTTATGATACTGCATTTTCTAAAAAAGAATCTGCTGACTATTCTGCTATTACCACCTGGGGTATTTTTGAACCGGTAGACGGTTACGAAAAAGCAATAATACTTTTAGATGCTCACAAGGGTAGGTATGACTTTCCAGATCTTAAGAATGTTGCATTAGAGCAATATCATTACTGGGAACCGGAAACCGTAATTGTAGAAGCTAAAGCTTCAGGACAACCACTAATACATGAGCTTAGACGTGCAGGAATCCCTGTAATAGATTTTGTTCCATCAAGAGGACGAGACAAGCATACTAGAATAAATAGCTGTTCACCTGTGTTTGAGTCTGGTATGGTGTGGGCACCTTTAGACGAACACTGG